CCATTCTGAAATGGCAGCCAAGCCTGGCCTGCTAGAAGATTTTGTTTACGGTGAATGGGTTGCAGGTGGTGTTACTGGCGTTACGCGCATTAACGTTGTTTCCAGAACAACTAACTCATACATCAACGCTGGCGACTCCGCTTCTATTTATCAGATCAGCAATATCCTTTCAAATGCCCTTGGCACGGATCCTTATCACGCAAATTTATCGCCCGGTGAAACTGCACAACTTCAGAATTGGACATACAACAGTGGAACGCGATCAGTAGTGATGACGCTGCACCTTAGGGTGTTTGAAGACAAACCTTGGTACACGGTAAAAAACAAATGGTGGCAAGTTGACTTTGTTGAAGTTACATCAACCACTGGTGACTGGAGTGACGGCGAATCTTTCAAGAAAGCATCACAGTCTGCAGATGGCACGCTTTACTACTTTGTCTATGAAGTACAAGTTGGCAGTGGCTATGTAGAAAACGATCTTTCTTATGGCGCCACTCGTCTATTTGAGAAGTACAGCAAGATTGCCGAGGTTTCGCACTACGGCGATTTAATCACACGCAGTTGCGACAATGGCCCCGAGCATGAGGTGGTCTACGTCAATGAGTGCTTGTCCGAAGATCCAATACCGTCATACGCCAACTGCGCAGTAACGGGCCTCAAGCTGAGGTCTGGCGATAATTTCGTGCGCTTAGACCAACTTCGTTGTTACGTCAAAGAAGGTATCCACGTAGAGCGACTGACAGACGGGAGCACTGGAGCTAGCAATCTTTTGACTGATCTGTTTTGGTATCTGGTCACTAATACCGACACTGGAGCTGGGTCAGTTATTGATTCAAGCTTGGTAGACCGCGACGCACTCGTTGTGACTGGTCGCTACCTAAAAGCAAATAACCTGTTTTTTGATGATGCGCTTGCCGAGCCGATCAACTTGCGTTCGTGGTTGAGCCAAATTGCCTCATCGGTGTTGTGTTACACGTCAATCAAGAATGGTAGGTTATCGCTTGAACCAGCTCTGCCCTACGACGGTAACTACGAAATAGACGCCAATGCACCAATCCCGATTAGTGCAATGTTTACTGATGGAAACATTATTGATGAATCACTGCAAATCGAATGGCTAGAGCTTGAAGACCGCAAGCTATTCCAAGCAGCAGTAATTTATACGTGGAGTGGCTTGAACAAGCTTCCAGAACAGCAAACTTTGATTGTGCGTTACAACGCGCCTAATGCCAGTAGCTTGCCGCTTGAAGAATTTAACCTGCCGCACGTAACAACGCCACAGCATGCGCTTTTGGCTGCCAGATATTTCTTGGCTGTTCGCAAGCATGTAACGCATACGATTACATTCCAGACGTTGCCATGGGGACTTGATCTTGCTCCTGGTAAATACATCAGAGTTTCTAGCGAGCTAAGCCCTTACAGCCCAACAAACAATGGCATTGTCAAAGCAGATGGCACAGTGGTCTCTGCGGTGGCGCTAGTTGACGGGACTCATGCCGTGCATTACTGGGAACGCAGTCAAACTGAGGTTGAAACTGGGCAGCTAGTTATCGCTAATGGCGTAGCGCAAAATATGCGCGATGCCGTGTTCTCTGTTTACAACGCAAACCAGCTGAGCAGCGTTTACATGATCGAGGCGTTGGATGTCAACGAAGACGGAATTGTTACGATTAAAGCCAGCAACTTCCCAGTTGATGCGAGCCAGCGCAGCTTGATTGCCCGAGATACAGTAGATGCAGATTCAGCATTTGAGTTCGTAGGAGGGCAGCCGCTGTAATGGCCTATCCATCGCTGCAGCCAACAAGCCGCCAGTTCGATGCCGGCGACTACCCCTATAAGAGCTTTCGGTCGCAAAGCGGCAAAGAGGTGCGCATCCTCTACGGGGACAAGCGCACTGGCATGACGCTGGATCTGGGATACGACAATATCGCTGACACAAGCGCGGATGATTTCATCACGCATTACGACGAAGTAAAGGGCGGCTTCACGGCGTTCAAGCTGCCTGCTGCGTTCCGCACCGGCTGGAGCGGTGACGCCGCTGCGATTGATGCGGCCACTGGCAACCAATGGCGTTACGACGCCCCACCGACGATCACATCGGTGCGTCCCGGAATCAGTAGCGTTAGAGTAAAACTGGTGGGTGTCCTCTGATGGCCAAGGTTTACACCGGACGCGATGGCCGCTTGCTGCTGGATGGCATCGAGCAGATCAAGGTCACCAACTGGCAGCTGACCGGCAGCCTTGAGATGCTGGAAACCACCAGCCTCGGTGAGTCGCAGCGGACCTATACGCCTGGCGTGCAGGAATTTAACGGTAGCGCAACTCTGCTGTACTACAACGATGGCACTGGCCGCAATGATGCTGCACTGGCACTGAAGAAAGTGCTGCGTATCAGTGGAGTCAGCGATGGCGATACAGTTGACATGCGGCTGCGCTTGGTTGAAGGCAGCACCGATCATGATGTGCGGCTGACCACTTACATTACCAGCGTTAGCTTTGGCGCCAGTGTTGGTGAGGTCAGTTCTGCTCAAATCAGCTTCCAAGGCACTGGTGCGTTGACTGAGGTGACGATCTAGTGGGCGTTTATCTTGGCAACATTGGCAATGTTGAAATAGCTAGGCGTTCTATCGAAGACGGCTTAACAAGCATCGTCAACCCATCGGATGTAAACGCAAGTCGCAATCGGTTTAGTTTTGATTTTGATGAAGGCTGTTTGATCAGTGGCGACCTAGTAGAGATCACTGCTACCGATGGCACGAACCTTGATTTCATTGCTGCTAGCGGTTGGAGTGACGCCACAGTTCAAAGCAGCGGCAATTGGTACGTCTTCATTGATGAGCTAGGCGGCATCCGGCTTTACAGCAACTTTGATGACAGCCTTGAAGGCAGCACTGCCGGCCTGGTGCCGCTTGCTGTAATTGCACGCGACATTCCAATTCGAGTTACCGTTCGAGATCGCGGTGGCAGGTTGCTCGCTTGTGTTACTGACTACGAACTAAATACAAATCGAGAAACGGTTGATATTACATCGCTCAGTGATCGCTACCGCGAGCAGTACAGCAGCCTGATTACTGGCTCTGGGCGCATCACAGCGCAGTGGGATTACGTCAATGAAGCAGGGCAAGAACCTGTGCATTACTTGATGCAGCTGGTATTGCGCACTGAAATTGGCTCAGGGTTGCATCTTAAGCTGTACGTCAAAAGTGCAGATACTGACGCATCAGGCGGACCTTTTTCGGCCACACAACTAAACGACGCATTGTGGTGGGAGTTTGATGCGCTGATCACGAACAGCGCCACCAGCTTTGCTCCGGGCGACATTATCGTGTCGACAATCGACTTTGTGGCCACTGGCGCGATTAAGCTGCGAGCTAGGACGACGACACCGAGCCGGCTGCTACAAGAGGCTGGAGATCCCATTCTGTTGGAGCAGGGTGGGTACTTGCTGTTGGAAGGCGAGGACGCCGCCTAAGATGGTCGTAATGAGGTAGCACGCACATGGCCGACCTGCAGATCAGCGAACTACAAACGCTTGCAGGCGCCAACGCCGACCTGCGGATCAGCGAACTACAAACGCTTGCAGGCGCCAACCTTGCAGCGGGCGACTATATGCCCTTGGCGGATGTCAGCGCCAGCGAGTCGCGCAAAATTACGGTTACTGACTTTCTCGGCAATGCCGTAACACTGCTTGCGGACGACACCATACCAAGCGGCAAGATCCTGTTTGGCGCAACTACCGTCCCTGGTACGGCATTAGAAACAGGCACCGTCCCAACTGGAGCGCTAGCGGCAAACGCAGTCAGCGCAAGCAAACTGGCGGATCGCTCAACTGTCAATCTCGTTTCGGCGCTGCCGGCATCCGGGTCGTTTATTGGGCAACTAGCGCTTGATGTAAGCGACAACACCGTTTACTGCTGGGATGGATCGCAATGGCTGTCCATGAAGGCCGCCGGTTCTGTGAACACGGTTGTCGGCGACAGCACTGGAATTGTCAATATCAGCATCAACCAAGTAGGCGATAGCGTCACGATCAGCACCACGCTGGACGACACCACTGCGGCGGGACAATTCCTTGCTGGCCCCAGTGGCAGCGCAGGTGCCGCAAGCTATCGCGCTATTGCACCAGCCGATCTACCTACTGCGGCGACTGCAGCGAAAGGCGCCGTTCAGGTCAACGGCAACGGCCTGGCGATGAACGGTGATCGCATTGAAATCAACAATACGGTCACTGCAAATACTGCTGCGTATCACGTCACTCAATATGACGCAAATGGCTTGATAACTGCAGGTCGCGCAATCACTGGCGCAGATCTGCCAGCAGCAACGGCAAGCACGCTCGGCGTTGTTTTTCCTGGCAGTGGCCTAGCGGTTACAAATGAAGGCGAGCTGAACCACAGCAATAACATTGCTGCTGGCACGTACACCAAGGTCACGATTGACGCGCAAGGTCATGTAACTGTTGGCGCCGATCTTGATGCGGCAGACATTCCAGAAATCAGCACTGACAAATTGACCACGGGTGAGCTGCCAACAGATCGCATTGCTGACGATGCAGTCACTGGCGCCAAGCTTGCAAATTCTTCCGTCACGCAAATTGGCGGTGCCGCCAGCACCGAGGGTGTTGTCACCTTCCCCACTGCTGAATTTACTGGTCAATACTTCTTTGACAGCATCAACGGCGATCTTTACCTGTGGGATGGCAATGCCTGGCAAGCCATCACGATCACTGCTGGTGAGATTATCTACGCAGGCACGTTTGACGCCTCTGCTGGCTCCGGCACTGGTCAAGTTGCTTCGCTGACGACCGCCGGCCAGGCCATCGGCTTGACTGTCGGCAGCGCACT